TGTTGCCCACAGCGATCACATTCAGCAATCGCTATCTTGCCGGATGCAAACCTATTTCCCATTACGTGCTACCAATAAACATCTGACGAGGAACAAACCTAATCGCTGCTTTCTCGCGGTCTTCACCTGCGGCAATCTCAAAGGTTTCATCGTAAATTTGTTTGAGCATCTGAATGCGAGGCATCAATTCAGGCACTTTAATAGCAATGTGGTACGCCAAACCAGCTACCAAACAAGGCAGAAAGCGAAAGTTCATGTCAGCAGTTTCTACACCAGCGCCAGCATCTTGCACTCTACGCAGTCGATAGTAAACAAATTGGTAAGGTGTGCTGTTATCTGGCGTAGGCCACACAGTTACCGAAGGAAGTTGTGGCACAAACACCGCAGTACCATCTGCTTGAGCAGCGGCTGTCGTGTTATTCTGTCCACGGAATACACCACCAAGGGTATTCCCTGATACATAAGTGTAGTAAATATCTTCAGTACCTAACCGGATAAACCCAGATCCAGCTAGTCCAACCACCGTGCTAAGCGTGATCGTAGTATCTGTAGAGGTAAGAGCACCATCAAGTACAGCATTTGTAGGATTTGTCTCACCAGATAACCGCTGGATCCATACTTGAATCGGTCGCGCCTGTTGTAACTTGTTTGGTATGGTTGCATAGGTAGAAACGCTAATGCGTGTAATAGTCAAATCAGCTTGGGTAGAAGCTGTATTAGATCCAGTACGAATAACATGTTCTAACAAATCAATAGTATCTGTAGGTAGTGCATACGTAGATAAACCCGGAGTCAGGTTAATGATCCCCTGCTCCATCGTCCACATGTTGATACCCTTGGATTGCCATTCAATGGTCATCAGATTCATTGAACGGCGGGCAGTTCTTAGATCATAACCAGAACGCATTTCACGACCAGCCCGCTCCCACGCCTCTTCAGCGATCTCCGTGAAATCCATATTGAATAGGGTTGAGCCGGTAGTGGTCATCTAAATCCTGCCGTTTTCTTTGCTATTGCTTTAGGTTGAGCTACAAACTGTTTACCAGATGCTTTGCCAGCACGTTTGGCTTTGGTTGTAGCCGCATATTCTTGCGGAGACAAAGACTTAATAGCCGCTTCGGGCAAATATCGCTCCCCCGTCTTACTTGACGGTTTACCAGACTTAGTGCGCCATTTCTGGTCGCCCCAATCCTTAAGCGATTTTTGGGGGGCTTTCAATCTCTATATCCTCCACCAGCGTCCTTGTATTTTTTAGCTACAAGTTGAGCTTTACGAGCAGACCATTGACCAGCGCCAGTACCATGCGTTGCTGCGGCTTTTACTTGAGACACAATTCGCTTACGCAAATCTGGCTTTGTATAGTTACCAGCAGCATTGACTTTACCGCCTTCAGCATATTGCGTAAAGTCAGTATTATCGCGGCGAGCTTTACGCTTTCCTTTTGGCATTTTACTGGGAGATATTGCTCCCATTCCACGGCTGGCCATCATTTTGCGTTACCCTTACTTTTCTTCTTAGCTAAAAATAATTTATCAACTATCTCTATCCGTTGAGGTTTGGTTGTAACTTTATTAATAATGCTAAGACGTTTAGGTTTTGGAGCCTCATAGAATCCAGCTTTTTTTAAAGATTTAACTACTGAAGTTTTTGAGGCTGCCATATCAGCACATCCCGCCATTTTTCATGGTAATCATTGTGCCTTTGGTCTTACCCTTAGTAGCACAACCATCAGCACGACTAGAAGCTGATCCGCCTTTGGCCATTTTTTTGACAGATCTACCGTCAATGTCTTGGGGCACAGGCATACCTTCACGGAACACTGTATCTTTAGGTACAGGTTTCTTAGGTACTGGTGCTTTAGGCATAGGCTTTTTAGTAGCCGGTGCACTTTCAGGATTCATTGGAGGCTTACCCATCTCAGCAGTATAGATACCGCCATCAGCGTATTTTTTCATGGCTTAGCACTTTCCGCCACGCTTCATAGCAATCATTGTTCCTTTAGTTTTACCTTTAGTAGCAATGCCATCTGGTGTTTTACCAGTTTTAACAGCGCCCATCTTAGATGGAGCCATACCACCAGAAGCCAACTTAGTCATAGCTGAACCTTTGTGCAAACGGCCTTCGTGTTTGTTCACGGCTTTTTGCATCATCTTCTTGTCCATCTTGACATCTTTATGAGCCATGCCGCCTTTAGCCATTTTAGTCATGCCGCCATGCTTCATTTTGCCAACACCGTCAGCAGCAAAAGTTGGAACTTTTTTTCCATCTTTCATAACCATTGGCATACCACCGTCTGCATATCCACCCATATTCATCTTTTTCATATCGCCACCTTTAGAAAATTTCTTGCCTTTATCGGCAGTTACAAAGTCTTTACCCACTGACATGGGCACTCCTGCTTTCTTAGCAAACGATGGCGAATTAGCTATCGCGGCCATGAAATTGTGTTGCGCTTTACTTTTGCTCGGCATCATTTCCCCGCTTGAATAAGCTGGTCAATTTTTGCTTCAAGCTTGTTAAAGCGTTGGTCAATGTGGTTCGTAATGCGATCCACTTCTGCTTGAGTAACGTTATCACGGGCAACCTCCTCGCGTGTTTTGTTCAACAGAATACTGATACGAGCCAGTTCCCTGAACTTTTCATTCATCATATAACCTAACAATCCAATCACTAAGGACAGGACGGCAGACCAAGCGGTGTTTAGATCTAGCACATCCGGCCTTTAGTTTTACCACGCTGGGCAATACCGTCTGCACGACTGGATGCAGAAACTTTACCACCTTTTTTCATTGCCTTGGGCATCTTCCATTCACCAGTCGATGAATCCCAAGAAGCCGATCTAGGTTTAATTACGTTGTAGCCGGGTGTGTCCATCTCAGCAGGAAAAGCGCCGGTCTTGCCTTGTGGACGATTAGCATCTTCAAGTCTTTCTTGATCGCCCATGTTCTTATCACGCTGGCCTATAGAAGAACCACGAGCATCATTAGCTTCTTTTGCATCTTCCGGTCTTGGCTTAAACATAAATGGTCTGTTGCTACCACGCATATATAAGTTAAGTCCAGATCTGTATGATTTTTCAGCCTCTTGTCTTTTCCCAGCCTCATACTCTGCACGAAGTTCAGCTTCAGTAATAAGTTCCTCTGTAGTTTTAGCGCGGCGTTGACCTTCTGGCATAGGTTTTAAACCGCCAACAAGATTGCCTTGTGCATCTGGTGTAACTCTACGACTATTTTCAGCCATAATATTTCCTAGCAGTTCCAAGCTCTAAGAGCTTTATTGATTCGTGAATCTGGATCGTTGGCTGTCTTGGCAGAGGTTAGCTTCTTCTTCATGCCACTCATCCTTGCACAGAAGGAGTCGCGCCGTGAGCCGCCTTCCGGCTGGGGAGGTTTCAAGTTCATACCTTGCGCTTTCGCGGAGGCCCGACCTTTGGCGTTTAAACCACCCTTCTCGGATTTGCCCTCTTTCCTCTGCCATGCTGGTGACTTAGCCATAGTAAATGTTCGCAGAAAGTAAGTTACTCATGCTCAAATAGATACCATTTCTTGCCAAAATACCCTCTCCGGGAATTAAAGCAAAATTACCAAACAAGTCAGACGCACCAGTGTCGTAACTAGCAAGCCACAAAGATGCGTATGCTGCCGCAGTACCACCAGCTATAGTTCCAGAGTTAATGTCTGTAACTGTAAAAGTGTCTGCGCCTGTGCGTGTAATTGTGTAATTACCGTTTGTGCCAGATGACCCGCTTGCTGTTGCAAAAGTCAATCCAACTACGTTGCCAGTAACCAAACCGTGAGCTACCTTGGTAACGGTAATAACCGCAGCAGTTCTTGAATACGTGGCAGAAACAGGTGCTGTAGTGGTATCAAAGATGTCTAGTGTTCCAGCCGTAGCTGTACCAACCATAGAGACAGCTTTGAGCCTGTTACGCCCCAAAACAACAAAACCTGAATTGTTAAGGTGGCCCGATTTAACGTCTGTTTGCATCATAATCAATCTCCTTTAAAAAAGGGGCCGAAGCCCCTTGGGTTGATTAGGAGTTAGCAAATGGTGTGGCAACAGTACCAGTGCCAAGGACTGTTCCGTTAACCATGTATTTGTTAGCTGCAATTGCAACGATCTGAATCCATGAACCTGCAACACCGCCAGTGGTAGTGCCGTTCAAGTTAATAAAGTCATTAGCAGCGGCGGCAAAGAAACCAACCAATGCTGCGCCGTCTGAGTCAACATCGTTCATGGTAATTGAACCAACATATTTGTCAGTGCCGTTAGTACCAATCTTCAACGAGCTTGTAGAGATGGTAGTAGGAACCCAGATTGTGTAAACAACGCCTTCGTTGTTAGCTGTGCTTGGGTCTTGACCGGGGCCAGATGTAACAGAGTTTGCTGATACGTTAATAGCTGGCAATGTCAATGTCAGTGCAGCAGCCAAAGAACCACCAACAGCGATGATGCGACCACCATGAGCTTCGGGGCTTAGTGTGGTGCTTGTTGTGATGTCCACAACAGTAGCTGGGCCTTGTTGATAAATGCCGCCCAATGAACGAACTGGGCCTTGAAACGTAGTACGT